CTATCCCTGATCTTTGCTCGCCCCGGGATCTGCGGGCTTTTTATGTTTGTTCATTTGCTTGGCTTCCCAGAACAGGCCTGTCAGTACGTCCTTGATCCGTTGACGGTCTTTTTCATCGAGCGGAATGCCATCAAACATTAATTCGTCGTCTTCCTCCAGCATTTTTTTAAAATCCCGGCGGTCTTTGGAGTTTGCCCATTCTGGTACAGTAGAACGATAAAGCTCATGCGGATTTTGCTCTATAGAATCATCATCTGCCCAATATCCGGCGGCCTTCATCATTTCGGTATAGGATACGCTGAGCGCGTCCGCTATTTTGCGGAGGGTGGAGGGTTTGGGAACTCCACGCAGTCCATTTTCGATGCGGGAAATTTGTGAATTACTAATACCTGCGGCATCTGCCAATTGGTTGATGCTCAATTGCTTGTGCTCACGCTGCTGTTTTAGGTAGGTTCCGAATGCTGGCTGTTCCACAATGGAGCTCCTTTCTGCAATAGAATCATAGATTCAGCTCTATTATACCATTAGGTAAATAGTAAAAGCACGTAATATGCCAAAAGGCATAGAAAAGTAGAGCGAATATCCTGTTTTTGGGGCTATATTGCTTTTTTTCACGATGGATACCTATCCTAAATAATGTTATGTTATACTCAAGATACGAACAAAAGGGGAACAAAATGTAAACAAGTACGTTTTTTATTTAAAAATACATCATTGTCAAAAGGCATAATATAAGGAGTGTTGCTTTTCATGAGAAATAACTTACCCGAATTAGACCGTCGCAAAACGCAGAATGCATTGGAGGGTGTATTTGAGAAATACCGGATTTATAAAACAATAACCTTTATGGATCGGGAAAGCTTTATTACTGCTGGCTATACGGACCGCCCGAACGGACCCACGAATGTGACAAGCGATCCAACAGCCCGGACTGCTGTATATAATGTAGATGCTCCTGCAGCCCGCTTGGCCTATTGCCAAATGGTGGATGCTGTAGTGAGCCGCTTGAATGAACGTGAACAGCTACTCATCCGTGAACGTTATTTAAAAGATGACGATGTGTTCGATTACAAGGTTTATAATTATGTGTTGGACCCACCAGTCAGCAAGGATACGTATACGAAGCTTCGCACGCGTGCTTTTTATAAAATGGCGCTAGCGCTGGCAGACCAAGGCGTTTTGAATCTGGCAAGCTTGCAGAAGGGCGCGGATCGAAGACTGGGTTCGGTAAATGCATAGGGGTCACAGTCTGTGGCTCTATTAACTTAGACAGCAAGGAGTATGAACCATAAAGGTGAATAAGAAGCATAGGTCTCAATTAAAATGGGAACGGAGGACGGATGTAGTGAGAAGTGAACCAGAAATGATGAATATGCTTGTAAAGTTTGCTATGAACGATAAAAGAATACGATTGGTCACGATGGAAGGATCACGTACAAACTTCAATGTTCCTCCTGATTCATTTCAAGATTATGATATTTCTTACTTTGTAACAGATATGGATTCTTTCAAGGAAAGTGATCAATGGCTGAACGTGTTTGGGGATAGGCTTATGATGCAAAAACCCGAGGATATGGAGCTTTTTCCATCAGAACTAGGTAACTGGTTTTCATATATCATTCTTTTTGAGGATGGAAACAAATTAGATCTGACACTGATCCCTATAAACGAGGTAGAGGATTATTTTACGAATAGCGATGGTTTAGTTGAGGTTCTGCTCGACAAGGATGTGCTGATCCAAGAGGAAGTGATCGCAAACGATCATCAATATTGGATTAAAAAGCCCACTGCAAGGGAATTTGATGATTGCTGTAATGAATTTTGGATGGTTTCAACTTATATCGTAAAAGGATTGGCGAGAAAAGAAATCCTGTTTGCTATTGACCATTTGAACGAGATTGCACGACCTAATTTGTTGCGAATGATTGCTTGGAAGATTGGATCAGAGCAAGGGTACACCTTTAGTGTAGGAAAAAACTATAAATTTATAAATCAGTATCTTCCTAATGAAGATTGGAAAAGCCTACTATCGACTTACTCAGAGAACGGCTATCAAGAAATGTGGCAGTCTTTACTTACTTGTTATTCATTGTTTAGAACATACGCTAAGGCTGTGGCAAGCAGTTTGAAATATGAGTATCCAGAATACGATGAAGCCATTACTAGGTACACTGTAAATATTTATAATTCATTGAATTGAACGATATAATAACCGCCTTTTTAAAGGGCGGTTATTTTTTGTGTACAGTATCAATAATCAGATTAAACGCATTTTTAAGTATAAGAACAAATGTTCGCAAAATGTCGCCTAACTTCATCCCTAGTCTCTACTTTTATCGTCCAGTTCTCCGGCAACGCATTCGTTATAAGGGTGTAAGATTATATCATCGGGAATCAAGACAAGAGGACATACCGAAGACACACACAGTCAAACGTTAGCCGGCCAATAGGGCCGGTTTTTTCATGCGGTGATCGTCTCTGTCACTTCCCGGGAATTCGTTGATAGAAAGGAGGAGTCGTGTTGCCTAAGCAAGGGATGCTGCAATGCATGAGTATAAGGCTGCGCCGGATGAGAACATGGAAGTGGAAAAAAGCCTGGCTAAACAGTCACAACATGCGAGCGCAGGATACGCAAGGGTGGCATGCCACAGGATGAGACAAGCCTTTAAGCAAAAGCTCATTGACATTATTCCAGCACTGCAAGGGCGTGTATACGATGTTCAGCCCCCATCACAGACGGCAGAGGAGCCGTATGCAGTTATGGCGTTAGGCGAGGAAATCTGGAAGTCTTCCTGGGCCGGTTACCGGCAGGTTGTCCGCATCAAGCTGTACGCAGGACAAGCGGGGCTGGCGCAGGCCGATGTATGGGCGAATGCCTTGATTGCCGGACTGCACCGGGCATCGGTGACAGGCAAAGGTGAGGACACGTCGGCTTTTACCGCACACTATTTGGGCGTGCGGGATGCAGAAAAGCTGGACACGGTTACGGGCAAGGCCTATAGAACCCTGCGTTTTGGCGTGTATGTGCCTGAAACGGAAGGCGGTTCGGCTACTCCAGCACCTGGTGCAGCACAGCCAGAAGAATGGCTGGCAGCGCTGGTCCGCTGGACGCAGAAGCAACTGGGCGAATCGTGGTCGGTATACGCCGACGCATGGCCTGCACAGCCGGGAAGCCACGCGGTATTATGGCGGCTGAGCGGCTGCGAAACCCGGATGGCGGGAGCCTCCATGTATGAGCTCCGCAAACGGTTCATCGGGCATATTACCGCTCCGGATACCACCGAAGAGAATCGCGCAGCTTCCGCGCTGGTCGAAGGCTTTGCCGCTCAAATCCAGCTTCCTCTGGAGCAGGACAAGGGCCGTTATATGTCTACGGCTGAAGCATCAGCCGATTTGCAGGCAGATGCCATTTTAGACGGTCAGCTTCGGCTGACGCTGGTACAGCGGCGTATGCGTCCGGCTGAGGAAGCGGCATTGATTCGCAGAGTGGAAATTCATCCTATTTTGAAATGAGGTGGTCCGAGTGACCTTGGAAAACCAAGAAAAGGCCCCGGTACATGACGGGCAGGAAGCGAGTGGCCCACGCTACACGCTGGAGGAACTAAAGGAGCACGCAGAATCATTGTTTTCTGTGAAAGAAGAAGTGCTGGCAGGCGCCTTTTTTGGCGCACAAGACAAGCTGTTCACGGTAGCAGAAGCACACACTAAAATCGAACAATTTATGAAAGCGAAGGTGGATTAATTATGGCAGGCGGAACATGGGAAAACACGAATAAACCGGTATTGCCGGGTTTGTATATGAATTTTCAGGCAGCAGCAGCTTCAGCGATTCAAGGTGGATCACGTGGTACGGTCGTTGTGCCTGTCAAGGCAAATTGGGGCCCTGTACGTGAGTTTGTAGAGGTTGGCAGTGAAACGGCTATTAGCCAAATCTTCTCCGGCGACAGTGAGAACGGTGCGACAGCATATTCCACATTGTATCTGGCTTTGCTGGGAGGTCCGAAAAAACTGCTCGCTTACCGCTTGGCAGATGACACGGCTGCTGAAGCGTCTGTAACGCTGAAAAGCGGTGGCGAGACCCCGACCGACGTGCTGCGTTTGAAGGCTTTGTACACAGGAAGCCGCGGTAATGGTTTTGCCGTAACGGTACAGCCGACTTTGGGTGACGAGCAAGCTCGTGAGGTGCGCCTTTATGAAGGAACCAAGCTGCTGGGTACGTACAAAGGCAGTGACGGTACGGCTGCTTCGATTGCCAAAGCGCTGAACGAAAACAGCGAAAACGTATGGGTGAAGGCCGAGGTTGTCGGCGAAGGTGGCATTCCAGCGGATGTTAGCGGCGTGCATCTGACAGGCGGCAATAGCGGCAATAGCAAGCTGGTTAATGCCGATTACATCGCCATGCAGGAAGCACTTGAAGGACAGGAGTTTAATGTGCTGGCCCTCGATTATGCAGCCGATCTGGCATTGCTGCAAAGCTTTGCTGCCTGGATCAAACGTGTGCGGAGCGAAGGCAAAGGCGTCATCGCTGTATTCGGCGGTTCTGCGGCAGACGATGTGTCCAAAACAGCTGTCAGCTTGGCTTCTGCACGTTCCCTGGCGCTGAACCATGAAGGCATCGTGAACGTGGGTACAGGTGTACGCCTGGCAGGTACGGACTACAGCTCCGCCCAAACGGCTGCCTATGTAGCCGGGCTGATCGCAGGCCAACGTTTGAACCAATCCGCAACGTACGCGGTTACGCCTTTTGAGGATGTAACCCGCCGCTGGACACGTTCCGAGCAGGAACAGGCTGTCCGTAACGGGGTGTTCCTCCTGTTCTTCGACGGCCGTCAGGTCAAAGCGCTGCGTGGAATCAACAGCTTGGTGAACCCGTCTGCCGGACAAAACAACGCATGGAAGAAAATCCGTTCCATCCGTGTTATGGATGCCATTAACGCTGACTTGCAGCGTGCAGCCGAAGAGACTTACATTGGCAAAATCAACAACACGGTGGAAGGCCGTCTGGCACTCATCGGTGCGATCAAAGAATACCTGGCACAGCTGTCGCTGAGCAACGTAATCGAGGCGGATGGCTACGATGTCATTCTGGACCCAGCCTACTACGGTGATGCGCCAGTCATCAAACCGGAGCCGGATCAAGTGTTCCTGCAATGGAACGTGAAGCTCACCGACGTGATGGAGCAGCTGTTCGGTACATTTTACGTGCAATAAATAAGCATTTTACGCGCAAAAGCATTTCGCAGGCGATCAGTAGGATTAAGGTAGCTTTTTAACAACGAGGACTTTGTGAAATCCCGAACTATATTATGAATTATTTTGAGGAGGAAAAAGAAATGTTGGATGCTTCAAGAGTCATTTTAGGTACGTTTGGTCAGGCATATATTGATGGGGTATGGCAGACACATATTAACAAGCTGGAAGCTAGCGTGGAAATTGATAAAAGAGAACTGAATTTGGTAGGTAATACGTGGAGAGTCCATAAAAATGGAGCTAAAAAGGGTACTGGAACGATGAGTGGTTACAAAGTAACTTCTGATATGATTCGTCGTGGTTTTGAGAAATTCGATATTATTTCCAAACTGGACGATCCCGAATCTTTTGGACATGAACGTGTCCGTTTGATTCGCTGCATGCCGGATAAAATTCAATTGGCTAACTGGACTGCAGGGGAAGAAGTGCCAGAAGAAACTACTTTCACCTTTGAAGGCTATGAGCTGCTTGATCCGATTGTAGCAAACTAAATTGGAAAACGGGGATGGGATGCTGCCAGGCATTCCATTCCCTAAATACAAATTAACATTAAGGGAGAATGAGATATGAGTTTGAATGAGAATATGACAGAAGAACAAATTTTGGACAGTTTGTTTGAAGCCGCTGAAAAACTACCAGAAGAAACGGTTCGTATCAAGCGCCTCGATATGAAAATTGTGCTGCATGGTCTAACCTCCAGTAAGGTGGACAGCATTCGTGAGCGTTGTACGATTCGCCGAACCGTGAAGGGTGCTGTAGACGAAAAGGTAGATACCGAAACGTTCAACGCCTTGTTGATTTCGGAAGCTACCGGAAAGCTGGAAGTGAAGGGCCTGTCCCTCAACGGTTGGGGCGATCCCCGGATTACAAGCCGCTTGAAGCTGTCCGGTGGCGAACAATCTGTTCGCCGTATGCTGTTAGCGGGTGAACTGGATGCAGTAGGGGATAAGGTATTGGAACTGTCCGGATTTGGAGTTGAGATTGCTGATCTAAAAAACTAATCAGCTCCGGGGGAATGACGACGATGCTGTACCACTTGTGGGTCCGGCACCACCTCCGTCCCGGAGACTTTTGGCGGCTTCCCCGCGGTGAGCGCATGCTGCTGCTGGCGTTTGCTGAAGAAGAACTAGATGCTCTAGCAGATAATATGTAGTAGTTAAAGGAGGTGTAGGTGTGGATGATATCTTGGATATAAGAAGTTTAAGTAGAGTTAATAAAGAATTAAAAGCTATGGATCGATACTTTGAGAGTATCCAGAAGAGGGCAAGAAATTTTAGGCTTAATAGTTTTCAAAGACAAAAGATAGTTATTGACCAAACTACGGAGTCAGTTAAGCGACTTTCTAATGCGTTAAGTAATTTAACTTCACGTTTATATAAAATAAATCGCCTGACCCGAAATTTTTCTGGAATTAAGATTGCTGTTAAATGTTCCTGTTCTAAGGATTGCTCGAAATGTAGATCAACATGTCACAGTAAGATGGGCAGTTCTAATGGGGTCAACCATTCTTTAACTAATTTACAAAAAAAGATCACGTCTCAACTTGGTTTACAGAACAAAGTAAACATTAACAAGTCTTCAGCTCCAGGCGTGCCCTTAAAAACTAGAACATCTAATTCTCCCAGTAAATCTGTAAATTCTCAGAGCCCTGCGACTAAAAATACTGAAAAAGAAAAGATCGTTGTAATAAAGCCTGTTATGAATACTATGGCTTTCATTAAGAAATTTAGTAAGGTGAATGATGCTGTAGAATCACTAAATAAAACTGTTAAAGCCTACAGGGCCATTACCCCGTCACAAGTTGCTGCAATGCCTTCATGGTTACAGACTGCTAAAACTAAAATTGACGATGTAGTAAATCGAATTAAAACATCTACTATTTACACACAAGCAGCCTCTATGTACTCGGGTGCGCCATCTTGGGTAAAAACAGGTTTGAAGGGTGCAGGTAAAATAGCCAAAAGCGCCATTGTTGTTGCAGATATTGTATATGATGCTTCTGAAATACTCAATGCTACTGGAGAAAAAAAGTATAAACTAATAGGTGAATTTGTTGGCTCAAAAATAGGTAATATAGTAGGTAAAAGTGTAGGTGGAGCTACTGTGGCTATTCCTTATGTGGGACCAGTTATCGCTCCTATTGCTTCATTAGTTCTTGGAGCAGCAGGAGAGTGGTTAGGAGGTAAAGGCGGGGGCAAAATTATGGAAAAAGTCTGGTATGCTAAAACGCATCTTAAAGGCTGGACTAAATCCTTAAATGAAGGTATTGATACTACTACTAAAGATTTTAAACAAAGTATGAATGGTTTTAATAATGAAGTGGCTAATAAGACGAATAATATAAAGACTACTGCTCCTGCAACAATTGATTCTTGGAGTAATAAAATTGTGAATTTTATTGGGAACAAAGGTGAAAGTGCTATCGGAATTGTTGAAAATATAACAGGAAAAGTA